GGCGGGTTCAAAGACGCTGACCAATTCTTCAACAGCCCGCAACAGATTCAGATGGCGCAACAGCAAATGGCCCAACAGCCACAGCAGGATGCCAACGCAGCAGAGATGGCCAAGCTCCAGCAAGAGATGGCCCTGAAGCGGGAGCGCATGATGATGGAATTACAGCTAGAGCGTGAGAAGATGGAAGCGGAGCTAGAACTGCGCCGTCAGGAACTTGCTGCTGAAGCTGAACTAAGGGCCATTAAGGCCGCAACCGATGCTGAGATCAGCACTAACTTGCCGAGGTAGCCATGCCAGTTTCTTTTTCTTCAGGTGACGATTATTCAGCAGGTGATGGCGTTTCAATTAGCTCCGCCACCGTACAGGGCACAGATACCTATTCAGGAGCTAATGACGCTCTAGCGGCCCTTGCGGCAAGTGCTAATGACCCTTATGAAGCAGAGCTTCTGCAACAAGCCGCTACTGGCGGGTCAGGCGGATTGTTAGGAGCTGGCTTCAATCTTGGTGACGGCGGTGATTCCGGCCAACCGTCTTTAGCAGACTTGCAGAGACAAACTGCGGTCAATACATTTATAAGACAGCAGACAGGGCTTGGCTCCAACCTTTTCGGGTTGCCGCAGTACCCTCAGGGCATGAACTTTAGTTATCCTTCTGACGGTAGGTTTGACAGACAATTTTTTGCAAATATGTTCCCTTCAAACCAGTTTGCGAATATGTTTCCGAGCATTGGCCCCATGCCGCCTACAACAACATTTTCTCAGAATATGTTAGTGCCGTCCGGCATCTCTGGTTTTGGCAATGTCCCCGCCGCGCCAGTTGAATACACTAAAGCAGACGGTACAAAGGGTTATCAAATAAACGGGGTGGAGGTTTCAAAAGAGCAGGCGGAAGCCGCCTCACAAATGCGCCAAGATATGTTCGACCTCACAGCGGACCCCAGACCGTCTTTTGGCAGTGATATGTTCGGTAAAGTAAAAAGTTTCTTCACTGGCGAGGAGCCAGACCGAGAGGCTGGGTTCAAAGAGTATGGCACTCTGCTAAACATGGGCGGAGAGATAGACCGCGCAACAGGCGATATTACAACCAAGGTTGGCAAAGGCGAGTTGAAGTATAACAACCGCTTTGGCATTACAACTTACTCCGGCCCTAAGGATGACAGTTACAGAGGCCCGTTTGAGAACCTGATTAGACCAGCTTACAGCAGTGATGACGGCCCACAACAAGAAGAGCAGGTTGCTATCAAACCTATTACAGAAGAAGAGGAAGAAGAGCGGTCAATGATCCGCGATGGCCTTATTATGCCAGAGGGCGGGTACTTCCCGACAACTGGTAGGTTCTTGCGACTTGGTTTGTTGGACCAGCCTATAGACACATACGGTGGGTTACTTGCGGGTCAGGACCCAGCGGCATTTGAGGCAATGAACATGGCGTTCAGACGGCCTACAAATGTGGAGTATTTTCAGGACCCATATGACATGACGGGGTATACGTTAATCTAATGAACGAAGGTAAGGCGAGGGAGCAGATAAGCAGGGGTGACAGAGCCGCTAGTTTATTGAGAGATGAGTTATTAAATGAAGCATTTGACAAACTTGAAACAGATTTTATACAGGCGTGGAAAAACAGTTCTGTGGAAGATTCACAAAACCGTGAACGGCTGTATATGTTATGTCAGAACTTGGCGGCAGTAAAAGACTATCTTGAACAGGTAGTTACCTCCGGCAAGTTGGCAAAGGCGCAACTCGATGAGTTGCAAAACCGTGTAAAATTTGAGAAAAGGAAATAGTAATGGACAATAACTCGCAAGAGACTGGCCAGTTATCTATGAACGAAGCCATTGATTCCCTGTTAGCAACTCCACCCGTTAAGGATACGGAAAGCGAAGGGCGGCAAGGGGAAGAAGCCACGGAAGTGGAAGAAGCCCCGACACTTGAAGCAGAGGCCGAGACTGAGACTGAAGAGGTCGAATATGTCGAGGATGATGAAGAGGGTGAGTATGAAGTTGAAGAGGATGACGAAGAGGCAGAGCCCGACCAACCTCAGACATACACTGTCCGCGTTGACGGTGAAGAGTATGAGGTCACGGAAGAGGAACTGCTGAACGGGTACTCCCGACAGCAAGCATACACAAAGCGTAGTCAAGAACTCGCAGAGCAACGCAAGGCTTTTGAATCAGAAGCCGCGCAAGTGAAGCAGATGAGGGACACCTACGCACAACAACTTGAACAGTTGTCCGCGCAGTTACAGCAGGCAAACCAACAGGAACCTGACTGGGCTGAACTGGCAAAGCAATACTCTGCTGAGGACCTGATCGTTTACAAGGCGCAATTAGACCAACAAAAGGAATATGCCCGCCAAGTAGAAGCCGAAAGGCAAGCGGTAGCCCAACAGCAGATGCAGGAGCAACAGCAGGCCATGAAACAAAGGCTTGCTGAACAAAAGAAGGAGATGCTGAACCGCATCCCGCAGTGGCAAAATGACGAAGTTCGCAACAATGAGCGGATGCAGGTTATTGAGTACGCACAGCGGCGGATTGGCTTCTCAGAAGAAGAGATTGCAAATGCGTCAGACGCACGGGCAATCGAACTGCTTTATAAGGCGTGGCAGTGGGATAATCTTCAGCAGAAGAAACCCGCCGCGAAGAAAAAAGCGGCCAAGGCTCCCAAGATGGCTAAGTCAGGGCAACCAAAGACAAAGGCTCAAGTTGTCAGTCGTCAACGACAAAAGGCGATGGACCGCCTCAATAGAGAAAGGTCTGTAGATGCCGCTGTCGATCTTTTAATGGGAAAAAGCTAAGAAGGGAATAAAATCATGGCAACCCATACCACCGCAACTGCTGTCGGTGAGCGCGAGCAACTGGCAGACGTAATTTATCGGATTGACCCCGATGAAACTCCAATCTTCAGCGCACTGAAGAAGGAAACCTCAAACGGCATTTTCACTGAATGGCAAGTTCAGGAATTAGCCGCCGCCGCAACAAACAACCACGTTGCTGAAGGTGCAGATGCTACATTTGCAACTCCAACAGCTACTGTTCGGTTTGGTAACTACCACCAGATCAGCGTCAAAGACGTTGCAGTTTCTGGCACACTGGAAGCCGTAGATAAGGCCGGACGAGATCGTGAACTGAGCTATCAGCGAGTTTTAAAGTCGTTGGAGCTACGCAGAGACATCGAAAAGTCAATCGGTGACACAGATGTAGCACGTTCAGCTTCATCACCTCGCAAGTCAGCTTCACTGTCATGCTGGATAACCAACGGCTCTGTAGGTGCCTCAGCAGGCGCATTTGGAACAGGTGACGGCACAGACACGATCACTGCTGGCACTGCTCGTGCATTGACACTGGCTCTGATTGAAGACGGGATGCAGGACGCATGGACAGACGGCGGCAATCCAAAGCTGTTGGTCGCATCTGCAACAAACCGTGCGAACTTCTCAGACCTGTCTGCTTCAGGCAATTTGGTCAGCAACGATGTCAACATGACAGCAGCTAAGGCAACAACATACGTTGGCTCAACTTCTGTGTTCTTGACAGACTTTGGCACCTTGGACGTGGCACCGTCACGCTTCCTAAGCAATGACCGCATCTTCCTGATTGATCCAGACTTTGCATCACTTTGCACACTGAACGGACGTAATTTCGCAGAAAACGAAATTGCCCGCACAGGTGACGCAGAGAAAATGCAACTGGTCACAGAGTGGTCACTGAAAGTGATGGCTCCAAAAGCCCATAGTGGCATTTTTGACCTGAACGGTTCTTAATAATCACAGGTGGGGCGGGCAACCGCCCCATCTCTTCTAGGGGAAACACATGAAAAGAAACCTTATCTCAGACCCGACCACTGGCAAGGAAATCAATCTGCACCAAGAAAGTGACGGGTCATCTTATATTGAGCAGACCCAAAGGTTCGACAATCTGCTGAAAATCAACAAGCATATGGCGGATGACTGGAAGTATGGTCAGATGCGCGGGACACAGAAGCACATGGCTCATGTGGCGGAAATACCGAATATATTGTATGCTGAACTCGTACAGAAGTTTGGCAAGCCTGCTGACAACCCAAAGGCGTGGAAGCAGTGGCTGAATGATTCTGAAAACAGAGCGTTTAGAACAGGCGGCGGTAAATTATGAGCATAGGTACTTATCAGGAGTTGAAGGACGCGATAGCCAACTTTCTGGCCCGTGATGACCTGACAGCGCAAATACCCAACTTTATCCAGCTTGCAGAAGCACGGATGAGCAGGGAACTGGAGACACGCGAACAGGAAAAGCGGGCTACTGCGACCCTTACAGCAAATGATGAGTATGTTGCTCTCCCGACTGACCTGCGCGAAGTGCGCGAGGTAAAGCTGAATACATCACCGACAAAGGTGCTGTCATACTTTAGTCCGTCAGGTCTGGACACGCAGTATTCCTCAAACGGCCAAGGCAGGCCGGAGGGCTACAGCATTATCGGCAAGGAGCTTAAACTGCGCCCAATACCAGACAGCACTTACGAGGCTGAGATTGTTTACATAGGCACATTGGATTCTCTTAGCGATACCAGCACCCCGACATTGTTTCTTAGGAGCCCTGATCTGTATTTGTACGGCGCACTAACAGAGGCATACGCCTATTTATTGGATGAGGGCAGAGCGGCACAGTATGACGCGAAGTTTTCACGCGGTTTGGAGGAAGTAAAGGTTGATGAACAGCGGGCTCATTACGGGACAGGCTCGCTGCACATTACAAGTATTTATTCACGACAAAATGCAGTAGCGGAGACTTAAACTATGTCAGCAATGTCAGATTATTTAGAGAATGAGATTCTCGACCATATACTGGGGACGGGCTCTTATACCATGCCAAGTGCGGTGTATGTGGGTCTGTCAACAGGTTCATTCAATGATGATAACAGCGGAACGGAACTAACTGGTAATGGTTACACTCGAAAAGCTATCACTTTCGGGGCGGCTTCTTCAGGCACGGCAAGTAATAATGCCGCTGTTGAGTTTCCTGCCGCAACTGGGTCATGGGGCACCGTAAGTCATTTTGGAATCTTTGACGCTTCATCCAGCGGAAACTTATTAATACATGGTGCTCTGACAGCCTCAAAGGTAATTGCTTCTGGTGATATACTGAAGATTGCAGTTGGCGATATGGACATTACCGCCGCATAGGTGAGATATGTCTACAACAGCACCCCTCGACAGGATAACTGGCACCCTAGATAGCTACACCGTCACGCTTGATACGCTTGGCGACAAAGTATCATGGACCGCTGTCGCGCTGGATCATATGGACGGCTGGGGTGTTCTGGACAGTTGGAACTACGGCACGTTAGACACCCTCGCCCTTGAGGTTAAGATTGCCGAGGGGACTGCGGCGACAACCGTTACAGCAACAGGCACGGCAGAACGGGTAAAGGGCGTATCAGCGGCTGTTACAGCGTCCGTGACAGCCTCAACAGGCACAACCCGTATAAGGACAGCGGCGGCAACAGCAACTGTTCTCAACACGGTTGCAGCGGCGTTCCTGAGGGTGCGTCCGTTTGAGGCTCTGGTTAGTGCTGTTGGCACTGCAACAATGGTTGGCACACGAGTTCGCCCTGCATCAGCCTCAGCCAGCATAGCTATCACAGGGACAACTGGAACAAACTTTGTTACACTAGCGGCGGGCACTGCTGACATTGCAGCTACTGTAGCGGGCAATATCACAGTGACCTTTGATGGTGCGTCAACTGCTGAAATAGTTATTACTAGCAGTTTATCATCGAAGCTGTTGGGCGAAGATTGGATAGATGCAATAATAGGGTCAGAGACTTGGACAGATGTAATCGCGGGCTCTGAGGTGTGGACACAGGTGCAAACTGGCACAGAAACGTGGGCGAGACAATGATACCTTTTGGCGAATGGCTACCAGACCAGCCGGACCATATGAACGCTGGCGTAGTTACAGCAACAAACGTAATACCCTCCGCGTCCGGCTATAAGCCGTTTCCGCAGTTGATTAGCTACAGCAATGCGGCTACCGCTACTATTCGCGGTATATATGCGGCTAAGGACAATGACGGCAACGTGGCTCTGTTTGCTGGAGACAGCGGCAAGCTGTACAAATTCACGCCGTCATCAAACAACCTCACAGACGTAAGTAAGGCAGGTTCGCCAGCCTATGACTTGACTGGCAACGAGAGATGGCGGTTTGTTCAGTTTGGCCAATATGTTTTAGTGGCAGGCGGCATAGGCGAAGAAATACAAAAGTGGGACTTGTCTACAGACACGGCTTTCAGCAACCTTGCGGGTTCGCCTCCAAACGCTGAGTTTATCGCTGTTGTCAGAGACTTTATCTGGACGGCTAACATCGAGGACAGCGGCGGGCGGGTGCCCTTTAGAACAAGATGGTCAGCGTTTAATGCTATTGATAGCTGGACTGTAGGAACGGATCAGGCTGACTTTCAGGATCTTCCTGACAGTGGCGCAATCACTGGCCTTGTGGGCGGCGAATATGCGACCATTCTTTGTGAGAGGGCCATATTCCGTGCAACATATACAGGCCCACCATTAATCTGGCAGTTCGACAGGGTTGAATCACAAATAGGCTGTAAACTGGCGGGGTCTGTGTGCAATTATGGATCATTAACTTTCTTCTTGTCTGACAATGGATTCCACGCATTTGACGGTCAAAAAGCCACACCTATCGGCAACGAAAAGGTGGATAAGTTTTTTGAAAAAGACTTCAATGATAACTTCAAAGATAATGTTTCCGCTGCTGTTGACCCGCTGAACCAGATAGCTGTCTGGTCATACCCGTCCGTTGCAAGCACAAGCGGCGACTGTGACAGACTGTTGATCTTCAACTATGCACTAAACAGGTGGTCACTGGTAGACGTAACAACCAACTTTATAGCCCCGTTTTTTAGCGGCGGTTATACAATGGACAATCTCGATAACTTGTCAGCTACGCTAGACGGCCTGACAACTGTGCTTGATAGTCAGTTGTTTCGTGGTGGTGAATACTTCTTTGGCGGTGCTATAGGCAACAAACTGGCGACCTTTACAGGAGACCCATTAGCCGCGACCATTGAGACGGGCGAGGTCGGCATAGCCAAGGGCAAGCACGGCATAGTGACCCGCGTTTACCCATACTTTGAAGATGGCTCTGTGACGATGGAAGTCGGCACCAGAAACACCCCTACATCAGCGGTGACGTTTACAAGCCCCGTAGCAATGAACGCTGACGGTTTCTGCCCGTTCCGCGCACAGGGCAGATACCATCGCACCCGCATGAACCTGACAGGTAACTGGTCAAACGCACAGGGGCTTGATGTAGATGCCAGAGAGATAGGCAGGCGGTAATGGGCAAAACGGCAAACTTTCGCATATTAAACCCTGTTACAGCTACCACGCGAATGGTTGCTGAGGTGCTAAACGGCGCGATGAACGGCAAGATGAACTGCCACGGTGAAGTGACTTTACCATCTGGCGGCGCAGACGTGACCGTTACAGACCCACGGGCAAGCAAAGAAAGTGTCATTTTATTAGAGCCCCACACAAGTAATTATTACCACCACAATCCTTATATTAAGACTAAAAATGACGGGTCTTTTGTTATAGGGCAAGCAAACAACGGGCACAGTACGGATATAAGTTATGTCATCATTGGCTGACGAATTTGAGCGTTGCGCGGATTACATTGAATCGGCACTTGTGTATGCTGGCCATAGCCACACGCTACAGGACGTTTGGCAGGCTATAACCAATAAACAAGCGGCATTTTTTCCTTACGAAAAATCTGCTATAGTTGTGGAGATAGTTGACTACCCCCAGAGGGCAACTTGTCGCATATGGTTAGCTGGTGGCGATATGGACGAACTTCTGGAGGCTGAGAAAGAACTCCGTGTGTGGGCCAGAGAACGTGGTTGTGAGAGCATGGAGATTATTGGTCGGAAGGGCTGGGAGCGAGTGCTCACAGAATATAAACCATCAGCAGTTATATTAACGAAGGAACTTTGAGATGAGTAAAGGCGGCGGCAGACAAAGAACGATTACGCAAACGACTGCGCCTAGTGCGTTTGCACAGCCATTTTTACAATATGGCATGGAGGAGGCTAAGAACCTTTATCAGTCCGCCTCTCCTCAGTATTTCCCTGAATCAACGGTAGTGGGCTTTAGCCCTGAAACAGAAATGGCTTTAGCGGGGTATCGTCAACAAGCCGCCGCAGGCTCTCCGCTTGTCCCTGCTGTTCAGGATGTGGTTATGCAGAACCTGATGGGCACTAACCCGTTACAGCAGGCGGCGTTTAATCCAGTTGTTGAGCGGATGCAAGCTGAAACCGCAAAAGCAGGCCGATACGGGTCTGGATATGGTCAGGGAGCGATAGCGGCAGCGTTGGCACCTATGGCTTACCAAGCGCAACAGTCGGCGATTGCACAGGCACCAGCAGCCAGAGAGTTTGGTTTCGCTGACCTTAAAACTTTAGCGCAGGTAGGCGCGGCTCGTGAGGCTCAGGAGCAGGCTCAACTTAGTGCAGATATTGAGCGGTTCCAGTTTGAGCAGATGCGCCCAGCACAGAAGCTGGCAGATTATATGACAATGGTGCAGGGCGGCTCAGGTGCTTTGGGTAGTCAGCAGATCACTCCGCAGTTCCGCAACCCTGCTCTGGGCTTCTTGTCCGGCGGGTTAGCTGGTGCACAGGGCGCACAGATGCTTGGCCTTTCTGGTGGTGCTGGTTTAGGTCTTGCGGCAGGCGGCGCATTGTTAGGAGGTCTGGGATAATGGCAATACCAACACGGTTCAATATTGGTATGACCCCAGCAGGCAGGTTCTTGCAGGCGTTACAGCCACAGCCACAAGTCGGGCCACGACCAATGGCAACAACCACAGCCCCCATTGGCATGAGGGGCACCCCTCCGATGCGAGTGCGCCCACAACCGCCACAGCCAATGATGCCATTACGAGCCAACATGATGCGGGCGGCTATGCGGGCTCCTACAGCCCCAGCACCACAGACACCCCGCACTGGTCTGATGGGCATGATGCCCGCAGTTGGCACTCCTGCCTTTGCGGGGCTAGGACAGGCGGCGGCAACAGGTCTGCAACTGTCAGGCTACCGTGACCGTCCTATCACCACTGGTGAGGGACTGGGCGCAATGATGAGTGCGGGGCTTAAAGCGTACACAGCAGAAAAGAAATCGCAAGCCGCCGCAGAGTTGGCCAAGCAACAGCGCGAGACTGACATCATGCTGAAAATGATGGAGATTGAAGCGGCAAGAGGTAAAACAGAGCGCGGGATTTCTGAGACTGAATTTAAGCAAGAAAAAGATTTGCGCGGGGAATTTACAAAGCAATCTAAAGATTTTACCGAGGCCAAACTAGGCTTTGAGAAAGTGCAAAACGCGGCAATGACTAAAACGCCAAGCGGCGCAACAGATATTGCTTTGGTATTTGGATATATGAAAGTGCTTGACCCGAACTCAGTTGTCCGTGAGGGTGAGTTTGCCACAGCCGCAAATGCTGGCGGTGTAGGCGAAACAATTAGGAATTTTTACAATAAACTTTTAGAGGGTACGTTGTTGACCCCGAAGGTTCGCAGACAATTTATTTCATCAGCGCGGACACAGTTCCAGCCTTACCTGAAACAACAAGGTGACAGAGAAAGAGAGTTTATCGAATTGTCAGGAGCGTACAATCTAGACCCAAATAAAGTTGTTAGAAGCAAACTGCCAAAAGAGGGTAGTCTTGCTAGGCCTTACAGCGTTAGTACGGTAGAAGAGGCAGAGGCCCTTCCAAAGGGGTCATATGTTATGATTTCTGGCAGATTGGCGAGGGTTAAATAATGGCCATTGAGTTTTTAGACGCACCCGAAATTATTGAGGATACTGGGCCTAAAGCCCCAGAAATGTCCAAAACTGATTTGGCTATTAACCTTGCCAGAGCAATAGGGCAGGGTTTAACCTTTGGTTTTGCTGACGAGGCAGAGGGGTTTGCCCGATCTGTGTTGGGCAACGAAAGTTACGAAGAAGCAAGGGATTCTGCCCGTGCAGGACTTGAACAGTTCCGTAAAGAAATGCCGATTACAGCATATGGGGCAGAAATAGCCGCGTCCATTCCGTCAGCCGTTGTTGGTGGGGCTGGTTTAACTGCCGCTCGTTTGTCAGGCAAAATTCCGCAGGCTCTTGCTATGGGCGGCTTGTACGGTGCAGGCACTGCAAAAGAGGTAAGTGACGTGCCAAAGTCAGCGGCACTTAGCGCAGGCGTTGCGGGTGGGTTACAAAAGGTTGCGCCTGCCGTTACGGAAAGCGCAAAAGAACTTATTAAACGCGGTGTCCCTGTAACAATCGGGCAAGCGTTTGGCCCAACCACAAAGAGGCTGGAAGAAGCCGCTACGTCCATTCCGTTTGCAGGTGACGTTATTAAGGGTGCACAGCGGAGAGCTATGGAGCGTTTTGGAGCGGCGGCATACAACGAAGCACTAGAGCCTATAGGCAAAAAAATACCGAAAAACTTGGTTGGCCGTGAAGCGTTTGAGGCCGCAGAAACAGAGATATCAAAGGCTTATGATGACGTAATCAAAAGCATTGACCTGCCCGCTGGTCAAACTTTTGTGCAGGACCTTAGCGGAGTTGTTGCAAAATATGCTGACGATTTACCTAAAAAAGAGGCTGACCAATTACAGAAGATCATTACACGCGAAGTTACGAACCGCATATCTGATGGCCGATTGAGCAAGCAGGCGTTTAAGGATGCTCAGTCATCAATACGCGGTGACGCTTACACATTCAGCACCAGCACAGACGCTTACCAAAGACAGCTTGGTGAGGCCCTCAATGACGTGGCGGGTGAACTGTTTGAGGTGTTAGCAAAAGAGGCACCTGACCTAGCAACGCAACTAAAGAAAGTTGACACGGCTTACAGCCGATTTGTGCCTTTACAGAAAGCCGCCGCAAAGGGCGAGGAGGCTGTGTTTACACCTGCACAGCTACGCCAACAGATTAGAGCGGGCGGGCGCAGAACTCCTCAAGCGGTCGCTAGGGGCAACTTACCTATGCAAAGACTAGCAGAGACAGGGCAGGAAGTCCTTGGGCCTCGCCTGCCGGAATCAGGCACAGCCACTCGCGGTCTTGTAGGTATAGGCGCATTGGGCGGCGGTGGTGCCGCTTTTGGCATTCCATTGGAGGCTATGGCGGCGGGCGCACTATCCAGTAGCTTATACACTCGCCCCGCACAAGCGTTTCTACGGGCGGCATTGCCGCAGGCAGGCAGAGTGGCAAGAACACCTGCTGCCGCAGGGTTACTGGCTGAAAGATTACCTTCACCTATAAGCGGTGCACAAGCTGGTGAAATGCCCATAGAGGATGTGGTGTCGATTGGTGGCCGTAATTATGCTATAACAAATCAGGGCGCGACATACACCCTGCTAGGAGACTAAAATGGCAAAGACTAAAATATCAGAATACAGCGCAACCGCTAGTTCAAACACGGACATTGATTCGATTGATCTGGGCGAGGGCACAATGGTGCCAAGCGATGTTAACAACTCGCTCAGGGAAATGATGGCGCACCTTGCGGACATGAACGCAGGAACATCAGCCATACAGGACACCTTTACCCTGTCAGACCCTACAGACGACACTAAGAAGATGCGGTTCGATGCTGTGGGTATTACGGCTGGCAACACTCGTGTATTTACCGCCCCTGACAGCGACCTGACTATTGCTGGGATTGATATTGCTCAGGAGTTTACAGCCGCGCAAAACTTTAACGCAACAACTCTGACAGACGCGGCAACCATTGCATGGGACACTTCAGCTAATCAGGTGACATCTGTGACGCTAGGTGACAACCGCACAATGGGGGCTCCAACTAACCTGAAAGACGGCGCAGTGTATGTGCTGATCGTAATACAGGACGGAACTGGCTCACGCACTCTCAGCTTTAACAGCGTGTTTAAATTTACAGGAGGCACTGCCCCAACACTGACCACTACAGCGTCAGCCCGTGACATTCTGGTGTTTGTCAGCAATGGCACCAACTTGTATGAAATTGGCAGAAGCCTGAACCCATCCTAAGAGGATAACATGAGCGGTATATTCCCAATAACTGGCAACAGTGCGCCTACTGGCCTTTATGACCACACCATAGACCAATCCCTGCGGTTTGAGGATGGGGATAGTGCATATTTAACCCGCACATTTGGGTCTGCTGGTAATCAAAGGACTTGGACTTGGAGTGCTTGGATTAAACGTGGTAATTTAGGTGGCTCTGTTATTCGTCTGTTCAATGCTAACGATGCAGGTTCACCATTCCGTCAAACATCTTTGCGATTTGATTCTGACCAATTAAGATTTTTTAACGATGCCCCAAGTGGTGTAACGACAGATGTTAAATCATCGGCTGTATTTCGTGACCCTTCTGCTTGGTATAATATTGTATTAGCAATTGACACTACTTCAGGAACTGCATCAAACAGGGTCAAAATGTATGTTAATGGAAGCCAAATAACAGACCTTGCTACATCAACATATCCCACTCAAAATTTAGATATGTATGTCAATGCGGCAAGGTCGCATCAAATTGGTGCTAGTGTAAGCCCATCACAGCACTTTGATGGCTACATGGCAGAGGTTAATTTTATTGATGGTTCACAGTTAGACCCTACCTCATTTGGTGAAACAAAAGCAGGCATCTGGATACCTAAAGAATATACAGGCTCATATGGTACAAACGGGTTTCATTTAACTTTTGCAGAAGCTGGAGACTTAGGTGCTGATAGTGCTTACACAACACACGATATTTTTGGTGATTCATCCGCTGTAGCTACCTATTTATTCGATGGAAGCATTGTTGACGCTGGCGGTAATTATGACGGCACAACGACAAGCGTTACATTTACAGACGGCATTGTTGGAACTCAAGCTGGAGTTTTCGATGGTTCTAGTTCTAAGTGGGTGGCTGGTACGCATTTGCTTGGCGCACACGCAACAGCATCAGATATTTCGGTTTCTGGGTGGTTTCAGGTTTCATCAACTTTTCAATATCTAATTACTGATGGATTCGCTGGAACTGGTGGTGGTTACTTTGCTGTTTACCCAGAAACAAATGGTTATCTTCAGGTCGCTACTGGTCATGCATCAAATGGGAACAATATTACAGTTACGGGCTCAGAAGTAGTAACGGACGGTGAGTGGCATCATTTTGTATTTACGAAATCTGTTAGCAGCGGAACAGCCACAGGTAAATTATGGGTAGATGGAAACTATGCGGGTTCAGACACAACAACAGACTCAACTGCGTACAGCAATGAGACTGCGTTTGGTCATTTTGCATATGCGAATACTTTTTATGCCTGCACATTAGACCAAATCAGAATATTTAACCGTGCGCTTACAGATGCAGAAGTCCAAGAATTAGCTGGCGGATATGGCCTTGATGCGTCAGGTGTAGGCAATCACTTCAATCCTGCAAACTTGCAGTCTACGGATGTAGTGCTAGATAGCCCTACGAATAACTGGTGTACGATTAATTCAGTAGGCTCACTAGGAACTCAATCAGAAGGAAATTTAAAAACTGTTACAACAAGCTCTGGGTATGGGTCTGTTGTTGGTTCAATGGGCCAAACATCAGGAAAGTGGTACTGGGAGGTCATTCCTGTTAGTAATGTTAGCGGCGCACCTCTTATTGGTGTGGTTGATGAAACATACGATGCAATGAGCAGCGCCAGCGCAGTTGGATATCTTTTATCTGGGGGAAAAGATAGTATTGCTTATTATAACAATGGGAGTAGCTATATAAATGGCACACCAAATTCATCTTATGGTGCAAGTTATACTGGCGATGACATTATTGGCGTTGCTCTTAACTTGGACGGTAATGAAATTACTTTTTATAAAAATGGAGTTTCACAAGGGGCTATTTCGCATACGTTTTCTGGTGGTAATATTCTTCCAGCGGTGTCTGATGGAACTAACTCTGCATCGCAGACTTTTGCATTTAACTTTGGGCAAGACAGTTCATTCGCTGGCACAAAGACAGCGCAGGGTAATACAGACGCTAATGGCAAGGGTGACTTTTATTACACTCCTCCGTCTGGTTTCTTAGCCCTTTGTTCAGCCAACCTACCCGATCTTGACATAGACCCTGCACAGGCCGAAGAGCCAGCGGATTATTTCAACACGATTCTGTACACTGGTAACGGGGTATCAGCGACTGACACACAAGCAATTTCGGGCGTAGGTTTTTCTCCCGATTTCACGTGGATCAAGAACAGAACTAGTGGAGCATTTCACATTTTAAATGACAGGGTTCGGGGTGCTGGCAAAAATGTATTTATCAATAGCACTTTTGTGGAAAATAGTGGTGGGGCTAGCACTGGGGACTTGTTTACATCGTTTGATAGTGACGGGTTCACGGTAAATTATCAATTTGCTGGTAGCACAAATTCTGGCACAAACCAAAACACAGATGCTTATGTAGCATGGAATTGGCTGGCTGGCGGTTCTGCTGTTAATAATACCACTGGCACAATTCAATCGTCTGTGTCTGCGAATACAAAGGCAGGGTTTAGTATCGTTAATTGGACGGGCGATGGGTCAACATCAAATGGTGTTGGTCATGGGTTAGGCGCAAAGCCTGATTTAGCAATTTATAAAAGACGAACAGTCAGTACAAGTGACTGGTATGCTATTTTTGATGTTTTAGACGGAAGTTTTGACAGATTAAAACCTAATGACACTAGTGTATTGGCCAATGCTACTGGTTACGGCACTATGTTGGACACAGATACAATTTCAAACTTTTCTTGGCCCAGTGGTGCAAGTATGCTTGCATACTGCTTCAGAAGCATTGATGGCTACAGCAAGGTTGGTATATACACGGGCAATGGGTCTACAGATGGCACGTTTGTTTACACAGGGTTTAGGCCAGCTTGGGTTATGTTGAAAAACACAGATGGGACATATGACTGGGTTATTTTTGACGCAAAGAGAAGCACATTTAATTTAATAGATGATTTCTTTGTGACAAACGATTCTGCAAATGAATACACAGCCAGCACTACTGTTAGTTTGGACTTTACTTCCAACGGGTTCAAAATCAGACAAAATTGGGCTGGCATGAACAACTCAGGTAATAAAATATTTTACATCGCTTTCGCAGAACAACCTTTTAAATATTCCAACGCTCGATAGGAGATAACCATGCCTTGGAAATACAATAACAGAACCATTCGCGCTGGTAGGGCGTGGACAACTGATGACGGGACACAGCACCCAGCCAACTGGATGATCTGGTCTGACGAGCAGAAAACTGCGGCAGGGCTAACCTTTGAAGCTGACCCCGCCCCTTACGATAACCGCTTTTACTGGGACGCTAACACGCCGAAAAACATTGCGGACGTTAATCAGGTTGACGGTAACGGCGACCCTGTGTTGGGCAGTGATGGCAATCAGCTAGTAACGCTGGGCCTTAAAAGCCAGTGGAAAGCTATTATCAAGAAGCAGGCCGCTGGCAAGCTGGCTCCTACAGACTGGTATGTTGTCCGCAAGGCTGAGGACAGCACAACAACAATTCCGTCAGATGTGTCAACATATCGGGCGGCGGTGCGTACCAAGTCCGGCACGATTGAAGCGGCTATAGACGGTGCTGCGGACCATGCCGCATTTATGGCTCTTTTTGATGCCACATTTGATGACCTTGGCAACCAGACTGCACCTGCTCCTATTAACGATTGGCCTGACGAGTTATAGGCATGGATGTGGACGGCATGATGTTCTGGAACATTGTGTTAACGCTTGTAGTGGCTCCGGCTCTATGGGCTTTTAGGCAATTATATGGAGAAGTCAAACGACTTCAGATCCTGCTCAACCAGACCCGCGAATCGTATGCGCGGCGTGATGATGTGCGTGAGGATATGGGGCTCTTATTAGCTCACCTCAACCGCATAGAGGACAAGATAGACAAAGTTCTGACAAAGTAGAGGGGCGCAATGATTGATCCGGCAACTATAGCCCTCGCCACCTCTGCTTTCTCCCTCATCAAAAAGGGTTTTGCGGCGGGCCGTGAAATCGAATCAATGAGCAAGGACCTATCCCGCTGGGTGGGTGCCTGCCATGAGATTGAACGGTCCCACAATAAAGCTAAAACCCGCCGCTGGGGCAAGACCGTGCAGGAAGAGGCACTGGACACATGGGCCGCTATTCGCAAGGTAAAGAAACAGCGCGAAGAACTCCGGCTGTTTATGCTGTCTGTTGACCCCAGTGCGTGGAACCAGCTACTGCGGCTGGAGGGTCAAATCAGGAAACAGCGCATTGCAGAAGAAAAAAAGCGGCAGGAAGAGCGCGAAGAAATAATGATGTGGTCTATGGCCTTGGTCATATTCTCGGCAGTGGTCGGTTTCTTCTGGCTGGTGCTCCGCAAGGTACTCCAATAAAAGTTAAATAAAAGTTAAGTCTAGGGGTTTACATTACTATTAACTTAGCCTATAGTAATATGGTGGGGAGGTTCCCACAGTCAGAGGAGAGAAAAATGGCAAAAATTACTTTGAAAAAAATTGTTGAAGCAAAACAGCACAAGGGTGCTGTATGGACGGTGAAGGGTGCTGAACACATCCGCATCCATGAGATTGGGAACACATGGTTGGCTGACGAATACCGCAACGGGGAATATGTCCGCAACATTATGAAGCACTCTTATCGTTCTTCTCTTATCGAAAACTTATCAAAGGCAGGGGCTTAACAGCCCCGCCCCAACCTTAGTCAAAGGAGGATAAGATGACTTATTTTTACGAACTCAGGGCTTTTAACCACAAAGGCGAATGTTTCGATGTGCGCGAGTATGATTGCGAAAAAACTGCCACTTTAAAATTTAGGCGTCTGTCAACCAACACAGAAAACGCTTACAAGGCGTTAAAAAAGGCTGGAGTTAAAACGACAATCGTTGCCCACCAGATACAACTGGTAAAGCGTGACTATAACTACCTTGGCCTTGAAGAACTGGCCAACTGGACAGCGTAAGGAGGCTAGTATGTGGTTTACATCTTATCGGCATGAAGTGGAGCGGCAACCCGAAGGTTGGGTTGTCAGCATCTGGCAGGGTGCCAAGCTGATTCAGCAGTTGCCTTTTGAGAGTTGCAACGCGGCCCTATCTTTTGTAGAAAAGAGAGAAGGCTGTCAGTCTTCCTCCTTTGACAAACGATAGTCTTGTTTCCTCCCTGACTGGCCCTCACTTCGGTGGGGGCCTTTCTTTATTTGGTGTCGGTCTTCTTTGACTTGTCGTATGACCTCATGCCAGATATGCCGAGCATACCGAACATCAGGGGCATCATTACAGACATATCTGCCTGCGGGATAGTCACGCCGAATCCAGAGGCAATCGGGCTGACCATGTAATTTATGCCTAGCGATAGGCCACAAATCCAGCCAATAAGGGGCCTCCAGCTTGCCTGAAACCAGTTCCCCTTGGCATCTGCCTTGAGAACCTCTATTTGCGCCAGAGCGAGCTCCTGAGCGTGTTTCTCGGCCATTGTGCTTAACTTAAATGCCAACTCCTGTTTTGTGTCAGCGTCAGGAATAAATTTGTCCAATATGCCGGACACTGCGGGTATGAGTGCTTGGATCATTCTACAAACTCCAATATTTCGCCGTTTTCCATTTTAACCGTAAACTCTTTGCAGGACCACTTTTGGTCAAAGTTGTTTGTGTGGCCCACGTTTCGTTTAATCTTGCGCCGGACAGACAGGCACTCAGACAGAGACTGGTACGGGGTGTACTCAATTTTTTTGTCTGAAATCATCAGCAACAAAACGAATGTTTCAATGATCGCCATTTCGCAGTTTCTCTATGTTCTGTTCAAGATTACTGATTCGCTTTTCATAAAATTCTAGCGTCAGTTTTTGTTGTTGATCATACGGGGCTTTGCCTGATTCGATATCTGTCTGTAGTTTCTCTAGTTCACTGGCAATGTGCTCAATCAACATAAACTGCTCACTGTCGGCAGGAAGGCTACCCATCTCACCACGGGGCCACTTGATTCGGAACTCAGTGTTCTGCTCCAAGTCAGCCTTCATCATTGTGATGGTTGTCTGAATACTGTGAAGCTGTGAAGTCAGTGTGAAATATGCCCACGTTGCCACGCTGACTGCCACCAACATAGAAATAATGTTTCTGAGAGGCAGTGACAGTTCAGTATTTTCACTGACCCTTGGCATTACCCACTTTTTCCAAGCCAGACTGCAAAGGCACCTGTAAGGGCCCCAACAACTACCGACACAAAGCCACTGGCCTCTACGGTCCTGCTGGCCGCATCCAAGTCATACATATACCAGTCCACGGTTCTATAACTCATCACAATTATAGCTAAGAAAGCCAATCGCGGGATTATCTTCCATTCGTCTAATACAGTTGCCATTTTCCTGTCCTCATTTGTTCTGCCAGTTCTTTTGCCCGCCCTTTAACCTGCTTGGCCCAGCGCGAATCAAGCATCTCTGCGGCGGCTGTTGCGTAGTTCTGGGCTTTGAGTGCCTCGTGCATTGCCACAAATTTATTAAACCGTGGCTGGCCCAGATTAAACAGCATATTTACGATAACAGCTTTTCGCACGTCATCAAGACTGTCATACCAACTATAAGACTTTGCCGCGTCCATAAACGCAACAAGGTCATTCATCAGCAACAGTTCAGCTTCTGATTCGCTTATACCGCCCTTTATCTCTGGGTCAATCAGTCTGCCGTAGCCTATGGTCAGGTAGCCCAGATGGTCTTCATAGGGCTCATGCTTGCCATTGCTCATGACATTGCCCTCGTGACGCTTTATTTGCTTAATTAGCTTGTCTGTGTTGTCATCCATCACACGGCCTCATCAAACTCGCCCTGCATCAATTTAGACGCTGTTACGCCCAGATTATACATGGCCTCTGTCAGTTCATTATCGCTGGCCTTACCCCGCTGTGACATAAACACTTCTATAGCCTCACCTGACCTTGGGCAGAAACTAACTGTTACGGCCATTCCGGCCCCCACATTTGTAGTGATGCACGGTCTGCGATTAGGAACTTGTCTCATTGATTATCTCCACTGCTTTTGCCCAGCTATCTGATTCGAGGTCTGGGTCATTAAAAAATGATATAGGTTTTGTGTACTTCTTTGCCCGCACAGAAGTCACTGGCTGATACCAGACGGCCCTCTGCTCAGAAGCTACGCAGGCTAGAATATCATAGTCCTTAAGCGTGGGCATCCGTTTATTGCCACCAATCCCTGTTTGAAAGTGCACTCTGTGTTTGTGACCTTTCCCCTGCCGTGAGGCTTGGCAGGCTTTGACCTGTATGCGGAGGGTCTGTGCTGATTCGGGGTGCCACGCTATCAAATCCACTGCATCCTGTTGCGCTAAAGAAACACGCCAACCCCTTTGGAGGATTGACGCGGCGGCAATATATTCACCAGCAAGGCCGGAAGCTGTCTGACTAATTATTCCGTCAGCGATAAAATTCCTGCTCAGTGTCATCATGTTTGTGTGCGGCTTTTTCTAATAAAAATATAGCAAGTTGAATCTGCTCTTTAGCCGTCATCTTCTTTTTATGCGAAAACCCGACATTCGGAACTGTTACAAGTATACCGTCATCGTATGGTTCTAGCAAAATAATTGGCTCTGGTTCGTCTCGGATCATTCAACATTTTCCTCATCAAAACAGCGTGTTGACTGTGGGGGTAAGACAGGTGGGAGATAATCACCCAGCCTGCCTTTTCATATTTTTTTATGTCATCGTGCGTGACATACCGCAGGGTCATGCGCTCAGACACCGCTCAACTTCCCTAAGGTGACGGTTGACTTTCGAGCGGCCCCTGCCCCGCTTGTCGAGTTTTTTGACCGCATAGTAAACGGTAGTGTGGTCGCGCCCAAATGCCCTGCCCACTTCTGGATAGCTACAACCCAGCAGTCTGACGGACAGGTACATTGCAATGTGCCGCTCGTCTGAGTTATAACGCCGTTTGGACAACAGTTCTGCCACTGACACTCCTGTGACCTCGCTGGTGATTCGGATGACCTTTTCAATGCGCTGGTCATAGTGCATCAAACGGGACGGTTTCACCTCGCCTCCGAAGATTTTCAAAATAATTTTCTCTAAGACACTCATCTGAACAAAAAACCTCCTTTAGTCCATTCGTGACGCCTGCAATCCGCCAGTTAAAAGGTTTCTTGCAAAAGGAGCAGGTGTCATACCTGTCAGCAGGCACAGCCTGATCCTTTTGCTTCTTTTTCTTGCGGTCATACCAAGCCATAATTAAAACGGGATGTTGTCATCCATATCGTCTGACTTATTCCCGCCTTCTTCTTTCGGGTTCTGAAAATCAATCTCATTTACCCGCAGTTCCAGAGACAGCTTTTCAGCCCCCTCCTTGTCAGTGTAGGCCCGCTGTGACAACTGACCAACAACAGTGGCAGATGTACCCTTCTTCAGATACTGAGCCAATGTTTCAGCCCGCTTGCCCCAGACAGCACAGTTGACCCAGAGCGTTGACTTTTTATCGCCATAACCCACATCACTGGCCAATGAAAAATTGAGAACAGTATTGTCTCCCAATTCTTTCTTTTCTGAGTCTCTCCCCAGACGGCCCACAAAAGTACAGACGTTCATTTCAATAGCTCCTTTTTCTTTTCACTGAACAAGTCTCTGTTCTCGCTAGACAACCCCAATTCGACCCTCTTGTACAATGTCTTGAGGGCCTCTATGTCGGGGCACATAGCTATCTCATCAGCGAGTGATAGCTGTTTTAAATTACCAGAGGGAACCGCACCAGTTACGGTTTTGTCATCGTGAGAACTATATATTGTTGATGCAGTCCCCTCATTTGCCTTTACCCCAGAGTTGTCTGGTCCGGCAAAGCTCTGCGGCAAATCCTCGCCGCTGTATAAGTGTATGCCCAGCCCCGTAGCCATGCTGATGGCCTT